ATCTCCAGCGATATTGATGCTTTCTGATAAGAATTGTTGAAAAGATTTCATTTTAGTTACAGTTCCAACGACGGAGAGCTTTGTTGATTCTTGAATCTGGATCTCTTGCGGTCTTTGCTGAAGTTAATTTAGATTTCATCCCTGACATACGACTACAAAAGTTTTTACGACGCTTTGCTCTTTTACCCTTTGGTTTCTTTTCGGTTACCGCAGTCTGAAGTTTTGAACCTGGATTTTCACGACGATATGCATTAACTGCTTTTTGACTTAACCCATCTGTTTTATCTTTGCGATTTACTGACTGCCAATCTTCGGCAAGTTCTTCTCTCCAGTTTGAATATAACTTTTTCTCTCCAAGAAGTCTACTACCAATACCTTTACTTCGTTTTAGTACTTCCGGTTTAATAATATCAATAAATTCAACATAAGGATTTCCACTTGCGTCTTCAATTGAAACTGATTCTGGGACACAATTTGGAACCATTTTTTTGCCCTTCTTCTTCATACCAACTTTTTTATATCCAGACCAACACGCTTCATCCATTGATCCTTGAACATTATGCTCACCACTATCTAGATAGTCAGCAGCGGCATCAATATAATCTGCTGCTTTTGTAATTTTTGATTGAACCCACGCTTCAATATTACCCTCACCTTTCAACTTACCGCGAAGTCTTTTTGCCGCAGAAATAATTGTGGAGAGTTCAGATCTTGCCATTGAATATTCGTGATCTGGTTCCTTAGACTCATTGGCAGGATGTACCTGAGCAATACTAAACTTCATCTGATTTGATGATAAACTTGAGGGTATTGAGAACATATCCCAATACTTAGTACCATATCTACATTCTTCTCTAGTCTCATCCTTTTCACATTTGGGGCAGTAACGCATCATACTCATTTGTTCCGAGAGAGGGTCCTTTGATGATAGATTTATTGATTCTGATTTATTACCCCAATTAGCGGCACCAACCTTACGGCATTTTACTAATGCCCCGGAAGCATATGCACTTGGCCAAACATCGTATCTTGACTTTACTTTAGTATAGCAAGCATCTTTTTTACCACTACTCTTTCCCTTAATATCTTTTTCTTCGTTCATTTTCTTTTCTGGTTTATCGGTAGAAACATATGTTGGTTTTGATGCTCCAGATTTTTCTGGTTGATTTGGGTCAGCAGCACTTTTTCTTCTTTGTGCTGATATTCTTTCTGCTTTTGACATACTTGCTCTTTTTGAAGAAGAAACACATTTTGGAGTTCCTGTTTCACCCTCTTCACGAGCACAAGGTTCTCCTGAAATTACTTCAACCCATCCAGGTTTTCCATCTTTTGATTTAGAACCCTTAAACCAGTGATGAAGATTACCTTCGTTTAATTTTTTAATCCAAGCATCTGGTGTTTTATTGTGCCTTTCAACAAAAGCATTATGTAATTCTTTTGCCGTCATATTATGTTTTTTCATTATACGACGCATCAATTTATCAATTGAATCATATGAAATATCATTCAATTTTTTCAATTCATTTTCAAGTTCTTTAACTGCACCACTAAAATTTACATCTTTAAACTTTTTATGATGCTTTTTAGCATCTGCTTCCAGTTTCTTTAAACGAGTATAATAATCTGGAATTTCATCCAAATGCTGAAGAGCAATTTCAGTTGCCAATTTTTGATTTTTTGTATGCTCGTGTTCAATTGGAGCACCCATATCAAGTTGTTTCTGAATAAAGGAAGCTTCAAGACGATGCTTTTTAGCAATCTCTTCCAAAGTCTTATATGGTTTTAATTGCTCGTTCATTTATTACAACTTATTAGTCTTTATTATTTAGAAAACCTTGCTTCAGTAATTTTGACAATTCGGAAGTGGACCCAACAAATACGGCATTATTTGTCACATTATTTGAAACTTTAGTATTATCTTCTTGAACATCTTTGAGTTTTTTCTGCAAATCTATAAGTTTATCAGTCGTATCTGCAACACTCTTAATAAGTTGCCCTGCTACTTCATATGCTCTTGGACTTCCACCATCACCGGCAAGTTCCATAATTCCATTAATTGCTTCTTGACCTTTTTCAATTAATGAATATAAATTTGCTCGTGTATATTCATAATCTTTTTTTATATCATCCGTTTGTGCCGGAATAATATCAATTGATGTAGTCGATTTTTCCACTTCAACAATACTACTTTCAATATTCAATGCCTTGTCCAAATCGTCATAATTATTTTTCATAATGAATCAAATGTCACTTTGTTGAGTTGGACTATAAATCCTAGCATCACCATATGTCTCCCAAGTTTCATTAAATCCAAAATCGTCATCCGGACCTGCGTCAATTGGGTCTGGAACCAAGGTATATCTCATTTCTCTCTTAGCAGTTGCAGTGTCAGCACTAGTGTACATATCAACCTGTACTTTTTTGATAAGACCATCTGTACTATCGGAAATTGGTCCGAACAGATAAGTTTTGGCAGTAAAATTTAAAGTATATATTAAAGTTCTTCTAGTCGAATAGTCTCCTTCATAGTCATCGGTAAAAGATACACTATCCAAAACCACGGGAATGTCTCTTTTTTCTCCGATAGAATCTACCAAATCTACTGTCAAATTAAATGATGGTTGAAAACTTGGAAGAATCTGCTCAACTATTTGTAGAGCATCATCCTGCAACTTGGTCATAATATTTAACTGAAATCCAATATTATATGGAACTGGCATATAAACTTTTTTAATAGTATTTCCATTGCCACAAGTTTTAAATGTTTGAGTTACATTTGCCTTTCTTGTAGGATCATACTGAATAGAAGTCATTTCAAACGATATTCTGGGTAGAGTAATCTGAATTGCCTTATTCAATTCGGATTGCTGCTCAATCCTGGCAAGAAACTTTTGCATAGGTCCATATCCAAGAGGAACCTTCATCTGACTGATTCCTACATCAGATGAATTTTTATGCTCTATGTAAATGTCATTAAAAAGAGTTCCAAATGCAGTAACAGTCTTTCTAATAATTTGATGGTAAAAATAGGTTCCTAACGTTTTTCTATACCCGTTTATTCAATCATTACCGTATTATGTATTTATAGTATCAATAAGAACCAAATGGGTTGGATTCGGAAAAATCTAAAATAGATTCTGCTTCAGTCTGAATCTGTAAATTATCACCATACTTATCATATGGATTCCAATTACTATAAGTATTTACCGAATATTGAGCATTAGAAATTGATCCGGTAATTGTTTCTCCTGGGAAAAATCCATTAGGTGTTACGTTATTGACAAAAGAAACCTTAAGAATTTTAGTGTCAAAATCCCAATATTTGACTCTTGCAGTTGTTCCTGACCTAGACCCGGTTACAATCTCATTAAACAAATAAGTTCCAATTCCAGTTAGAATTGGCGGTCCATCAATAACAACTTGAGGGGCAATGGTGTATCCTACTCCAGGATTTGTAAGACTTATTGAAGATACAGTCTGGGAAGTTCCTACTACTGATGATATTGCAGTTGCTGTTACTCCAGAACCAATACTTCCTATAATATTTACATGTGGTGCCGTTGAATACCCAACACCATTATCAGTAAGATTTATAAAAATGACGCCAGACTGTGAGGTTTCAATTCCACATGTGGCGGCAGCACCAGTTCCATTACCAATAATTGAAATATTTGGGGCAACAGTATATCCAGTACCAGCATTCGTCAATACTATTTGTTTTATAGCATAAAATCCGGATTTAAATTCTGTAATTGCTTTTGCTGATGCATTTGTTCCACCAAGAGGTGCGGAAGATATGCCTATAGTTGGGGGGGAAGTATATCCATATCCATCATTATTCAAGGTTATTTGTCTAATATAACCAGTCCCAATTGTTGATAATGCTGTTGCAGTTCTTCCAATCCCAATTAAACTTAGTGTTGTTATATATCCTTCTTCCTGAATTTGAGTATCAATTTCCTCAATAGTTGTATCAATAACTTCATCCTCGTACTCAAACAATTCACATTTTAATTCATAGACATATAATTTGCCTAGTTGATAAAATGGTTGTTCGTGCTCTACAAACTTAACTTCAAATAATCTTTGACCTAGTGGAAAATATACTAAATCTCCTTCTCTAGGTCTTGATGCTAAAACAATTTCTTCATCACTTTCTGTTTCTAAAAAGGGAGAAATGAAATCCTCAAATCTTTCTTTGGAAATGATTAAACTCAAATCATCTTTCAGGGACATTCCAAATTTAGTAAGAATATCTCCCTGCCCACTATATCCATCATAATTGTTTACATATGCTTCTAGAGCAAAATTATCATCGAATTTTGACGATGAAATTTCTCTTAAAATAGTTTCCCTTCTTACAAATTTTCTGGGAATATAAATTACTTCTATGCCATAAATCCTCAACTGTTCGTTGATTAACTCTTGAACGAGTCTTTGTTCATTTGGTGAACCTTGAAGAAAGAAAGGATTTAGTGCCATTATTATCCAATAAAGTCGTAAGGTGGTAATTCATAATCAAGAGCCATTCTTTGTTTTATATCCGCCAATTCTCTCTCTGCATCTTCATATAATTCCCTACCATTCAATTCAATTCCTCCAGGCAACTTGACTCCTCTAAATTTAATTAAATTTTGACCCCACTGCCTCTTCATAGTGGCGGTTAAATATTTTTTTAAGAAACTATCGTTATAAACATTAGTAAAGGTGTTTGGATCTAAAATTCTATAGCAATCAATTACTAAAAAATTACCTACTTGCTGCGCTCTCCAATCAATATCCAAATACATTCTATTTTGTCTTTTATTAAATCTAATTTGCTTATCCGTAGTTAATAGAAAATCAATATCTTCAAGATAAGTTTTAACCATAGAATATTGTAATAAATCAACAGAGTTAAAATAATATAAATCATTCAAAAATAACTGATATTTAATGCTGAACATTCCACCGGAAATAGAACTGGTGTCAAACTTAAATACTTTTTCTATTCCAATTACGGAATCTGGTACTTGAATGAAATTTGATGTTTCGTAAAAATTAGAGGTTATAGTTCCTAATCCACTTACATTTGTCGATGTTCCCGTGGTTGTAACTACTCCAACACCACCTGTTACCGCAGAACCCCTATTAATATCTTCTTGTGTCAATTGATATTTTAAATACATTCTTTCTACGCCATCAAAGTGCCTCTCCTGGAAGTACTGTAGGGCATCATCGACTAAATCATCTATTTGGTCATCGGCAAGGTTAATCTCCAATACAGGAGCACCTAGGCGTCTTAGACAATAATCTATGAGTCCTTGTCTGCTTGTTGGTTTAGACACTAATAGGTTCCTCCATCTATAACTCCAGACCAGGTTGGAACACCCGAATCGTCGGTTGTAAGTATATAGTTAGTTTTCGATATTGCCGCCGCAGTTGTGCCCGTAGAAACTAATTGGTCATTCGGATCAAAATATGCAACACCATAAGGTTGCCCTGGCGGATAATAAAATGACTGTCCTACGGTAAGAATTCCGATAATATTTGCATTACGAGCAGTAAATTCATCAAATACTAAATCATCACTGACATAAAGATCGCCATCAATATACACATTATTTTTGAAGGTTGCAATACCTACAAATGTAGATACTCCACTAACATTAAGAGATGTAACTGATGCTATTCCACCAATTACATTTGTTGCGATATCGGCAAAATTCGCAAAATTTGATCCACCACTAATAGATGAAATTACCTTGACTGAATTTTGTTGCCCGACTCTAACTTTAATATCAGACATTAACGAGTAACTCCTTCTCTTACAAGAACCATCCCTTCAATTACTCTTGTTTTAACAGAATTTATAGTAATAACTACATCATATACATATCTGCCAGGTTTTAAATCTACTGTTTGACTAGAAGTTAAGGAGATAACAATTTTTCCCAATGTTCTTGGTGATGAAATACTGGAAGCGAATGTGGTAAATGTTGAACTGCCAGAATACTTTCTCATCTGTGCAGATACCGTATATCCAGTTAAATCTAATGCAGAATCATTGTCATTAGACTCTAATGTAAAAGTTTGGGAAAAATCAGAACCAGAATTGATGACTAAATTACTAACGTATACTGCTGCCATCTATCTTTTTTATCTCTACATCTTATTTATAGTTGCCAAAACTTCTTGTTGCCTTAAATATAATTTGCAATAAAGTTTCGAAAAATTTTTTAATTCATCAAAACTCAGTTCATCAATAAATCTGGAATGTTTTTCGTATTCGAATAATTTACTTACACTTTCTAATTTAATTTCATTTGGATCCATTTAACAACTCTCTCAATAAAGATTTAATTTCATCAATATCTTGCTTAATCATATCCAATTCCTTTTTTTGAGATTCTCTATTATTAATTATATTGAGATATTGATTATATGCCAGAGAATCGCAATTAATGATAGCACCACTATTTTCATCTCTATAAAGATTCGTGTGTCCCTTTACTCTAATCATCTTACTGCAATTGTTCTAAGTTCTTTGATTCTTGGTGGATATGCCTGATTAGTTCCGGACATTACGATTTTAATGACATATCCATTAAACAACCCAAGATTATCGGCAGTAAATTCATATTCTTTGAATTGATTATCTAAACTGGAACTCACAAAAGAATCAGGTTTTCCATTATTTAGAGAGGGATCAACTACCGAAAGTCCTGATGGTGTAGATATAAGATTATCATACCCTGGGAATAATTCAAATGATTGTTCAACTTCAGAAGAATCTGGTCTGAATAAACTGTATAAAACTCTAAAATCAGCAGATTCGTGACGATATGCGGATAAAATAACTTTAAGAGAAGTTGCGGGATTCACCAAATTTACTGCCCTTGAAACATACACTACTGCGTGTGGATCATCCAATATGGAATTAGATCTTCCATCTAATGCATAATCAGAAACTGGACTATTCAAACGACTGGAAATAAACTCAGTAAATGCAGTATCTAAGAATATTATAGGTGATAAATTAGAATCAGTTGTGCTTAAGGTTATTCCTGTGGTAAATGATTTATTTCTAGGTAAATTATTAAGATATTCAGTTTCATTTTCTTTGGAACATACGAGTCTCACACTCCTCAGAGTATTCAATGCATTCAACTGAATTGGTTCAATTTCATTAGATAAGAATGAAGTTTCATTTCCACTTACACTTGTTCCAGAAACTGTTCTAATGAAAGCCGAAACTGATGTAGAAGATCCTGGAGTAATGAGATCGTATGTTGGTACTATAGAACTATAAAGAATATTTTCACTTGCTAGAACTTTAGAACCTCCTAATGTTGATTCTGAAGTAAATTGCAGTTGTGGTGCATTTGCAGCATTTCCATCAATAAATCCATCAGTACCTCTATTTGCTCCATTTGCGGTTCTATCAATTTCCAAATAATATCCATCCAATCCGATGTCTAGATCACTAATGTCGTGAGTCTTATTAATTCTTCTCAACGAAACGCCATTCAATTCGTACTTGTACATTAAACTATTTACATCATGATTAATCGAAATAGTAGAATCAATACCTCTGGTAATAGTTCCTAAGAATCCACTACCAATAGTCTCATATCTAATTATTTCATTTCCAATTTTCACATATCCAGGATTGATTGCACTTACAGAAACTCCCTCAAAAGTTCCAAAGTTTGAAGTATCTCCAACGGCAATTGTTGTTGATGTAGAAGTTATTGACGAAGTAATTACAACTGGTGCGGTACTAGATTCTGCGCCATAAATTCTAAGTTTATTTGTATTTCCATACATTCCATGATCAAAATGGTCTACTCTTAAATAATTTCCAGAATATTGATTAGTTGAAGGTGTAAAAGGAGATCTAATTATAGTGCTTGCAAGAGAAACTATTGTATTAGAATTATTATAGTAACTTAATCCGGCACCAACTGTAAAAGTATCCCCCTGAATATTTCCCAAATAGAGTGTATCCAATCCTGTAATTGACGAAATTGTAATTCTCGCATCACGCCCACGAACCGAAGTTCCGGTTCCTACTGTAGAAGTCACAATACCAACAACATCTCCTACCGCATATCCATTTCCGGGACTTACAGTTGTTATTCCAGTAATTGTTCCATTAGTGGCGGTAATACTTAAAACAAGACCAGAACCATTTCCAGTAATATTATAGGTGCTTACATTGGCATCTGTAACATAATTACTTCCCCCAGTGGCCAATCCTACTGCGGATACAGAACTTCCAGTCCCAATTATATATCCATAGACATAAGGTTGTGATCCAGCAACCTTTCTACCGTTACTTAAGTCTGCTATTAATGATGAATTTGTTGTTGTGGTAATTCCCAACGAACCAGTTCTTGGTAATGTTGTTAGTGGATTGTTTCCTAATCTCTGAACATATCCATTACTTTCATCTAATGTTGGATTATAGAAAAATGCTGTTCCTGGTTGATTTTCAATAAATTGTGCTTTATAAAGTTTAAATTTAAGGTCTTGATATTGATTTGCTGTCCATATAGATCCATTTTGAGATTTGAACAAACTTCCCATCGCAAATTGCTTTGAGTAAGTTACTGCATTAACATCTGGAAGATCTTTAGTATTTACAGTTTTTTCTCCCATAATCGCAGTCCACATCTCATATTGATCACTATTTTCTGAAATAATTACAATCGCATATTCTCTACCAGGTGGAAGATAAATTGGTTCATCAAAAGTAACTTTAGTAGCAATGGAAGCATCTGAAGAAACACCCACTTGATTTGGCCTCAATGTAACTGAATTGCCGATAACAATCCTAGTGGGTGTTCCCAGTTCCATAGTTCTTATTTCAACTTTTACCGTAGCATTTCCACTATCTTTTTTCGCAAAGAATAAATCAACAGCAGTTAAAAATGCACCATTAGAATCATCGGTTGCTAATCCTTCTCTAGAAGAATCAGGAGCTTCTATATTTCCACCAACAACAAAAGATTGTGCGAGAGGATCAACGAATCTTTGAATCGTTGTTCTTGTATGGGTGTTTATTGTTGTTTGTGATGTTGTTGTATTTGTTGTAAGATTAGTGACTGTTTTTGTTGTTAGATTTCTAGTAGTTGCCGTAACAGTATTTTCCCACTGTTCAAGTGTTCCATCGGAATTGAAGTTTGTTTCGGCAAATGAAGTATCAGAACTTCCTGGGAGACCAGGATCATTCGTTGAACTTGAACTCAACTTAAATGTTTTAGTTCCGGTAGAAATTCTTACAGTTGGAGTTGGAATTGTATTTGGATCTCTTAAAAAGAATGTTCCGATTAAATCACCAAAATTATCAGAAATGAGTCTTAAATCACTTACAGTTGCCACGGCACGACTGGTCTGACCCACCAATTGCATACCCTTAAGTAAATATCCTGAATACTTTCCTTGAGCCTCTTCTGATAGTGAAACAGTATCGACATTCAAAACTGTTGATGATTGACTATATCCAGATGCTATAGATTCAGTTCTAATATATGGGTTAATTGTATATGTCGTGGATGGTGCGTTATATGGACCATACTTATGATTTGGTGTTGCAACTCTGAATGAAATTAAATTTGCACCGCCAAATGTTCCAATAACCGTTTCTCCAACTGCAAATGCTCCGGATGTATTTGTTATCTCTATCAATTTAGGGATGAAATCGACTCCACTATTCCCATCAAGGAATTGGTAAAATTGCGTAGATGGTTTGATATTGGATACAGAAAATTGAATATTTCTGGACCTCATAAATGATTCACTAGATGATGATATCAATACATTTCTTATTGTTGTATCAGTATTACTTACTGTATCAAAACTTTCAGTTGTAGAAGTTGCAGAAGTAGTATTTGTAGCAGTTGATGAAGTTTGAGTTTGGTCACTACCAACAGTTATAGTAAAATTACCTTGTTCAAAAATATCAGGAAGATTAACTGTGTCGCTTGTTTCAGTATTAATTGGTGTCAGAGTAACGGAAACATTACTAGTTAAATTGTTGGTAAGAGTTCTACTGGAATTTAATGTTACACTGATATTTTTATCAGGAAGTTGAACTGTTCTAACCCAATTGTCAATTTCAGGACTTAATTTAATATCTCCACTATAAACAATCACATTAAATGGATTTACATTTTCTACTGTCGTTGCAAATGCCTGTTCTATCCACCCAATAGAGTCGTACTTTAAAGTTACTGCTTTTCCTGTTTTTACGACATTTGGATCTAGTAACTTAAAATTTTCCGAAAAATCTAAATTTTCATCAGTAGTTGCAGACTCAGGTGCAATCTGTGATTTAAGTGAATTTCTACTAGTAACTGGTGTTATTTCATTTGTAGATGTATTAACTCTAATGGAGGATAATCCTCTGTTAATAAACGAATAATTTTTAAAATCATCTACAAAAAATCCACTCTTAAATCTATTATTGCCATCAGAATCTTGAATTTGTAAAGTTTGAGTATTTACTTCAAGTAAAGATAATGAAGTAACTCTCTCTAAGTTTTCCACTCTATCTTCAATTAAACCAATATCCCTCATTGTATATCTTCTATTATCCTTTAATGTCACTACTGCATTTGCTGGATTGTAAAGATATGGTGGTAGTTTTATGGTTGCAATTTCCATTACGGCATCATTTTTATCTGGTGCCTTAGGAGTGTTGGAAGATATTCCTTTTTCTAGAATAAAGTTTTTATTCTTATCGAGATATAGTTTATCAATTCTTGCTAAGTAATAATCATAACCAAGTAATGAACTTTCATTTGGTGATAAAATGCGTGTGGGATTCAAAGATCGTGAAGAAAAATCAAATGGTGAAGAACTATCTGAGGTAAAAATTGGAACTCTTGGTCTGAAATCTAAAGTATCCGATGCCCTTATGGATTTTGGTCCAATGAAAGGAATATCGTGCGTAAATCTTTCTTTATTGTAACTTAATACAGTAAATACATCACCACTATCATTAGAAGGAACTGAATAGTAATCAAATACGACCAAAAGTTGTTTTGATGGTTCTGTAGAGTTTTTATTCCTAACAATTTTAGAATAGTCATAGTATTGATCTTTCTGCCCTTTGTCAAGTCTATATGAATTTGTAATATCCTTATATTTTCCTGGAATTATGGATTCAATTTCTGTAGTAATATTTGATTCTTCAAATATTACTGTTTCTGAATTTATAAATCTTTCCGAATTTAAATATACTATACCGAGAACATTTGTTGATATATTTGAAACAACTCTTGCAATAGATTTACTGTTACTTCCTAAGATATTTTCACCAATAATAGCATTGGTTGATACATTAGCACTGGCACCAAATTGTACTTGATCCAAGGTAGGTGCAGAAGAATCAAATGACTCATAAACTGAAATAATTTTTACTACATCTGGGTAATTTAGCGATATTTCATCATCTTGAACTCTCAGTCCATAAAATTGATTATAAGTAAGACCGTCTCCAATTGAAGAACTAATACCGGTTCCTGATTGTGGATACTTTGATCTTGCTACATTTAAAGTTTGACTTCTATTATATGTTTTTACTTTGCTTTGGATTCCATTTTTAACTAGTGTAGCATTTACAACAATACTTGACTGTGAAGGAGATAAACCACTAATAGTTACGGTATTTCCACTTAAAACAAACTGATCCGAAGTTACAGTGCCAATACCGCCTCCACTGTAGTGTACCGAATATCTTTCTTCATCAAACGACTCAAAAAATACACTAGAAATTCCACTAATTGCTGAAGTATTAAATTGTAATACTCCATTAGAATCTGTAGTTTCTCCTGTTATTTGTTCAGAAATTGTTAATAATGAATCTGAAAGATTTACTGAAGAAACATTAGGATTTGGTAATTGTGCATATAGGAATCCAGAATTCTCATTTCTTATTATTGGTGCTCCAATAAAAATATTATTATAAGTCCCATTGGTAACTGCACCAGAGTATACTCCAGAAACACTAGGGGATACTGCTGCAATAGTTAATGATGTGCCGTCAGTAGAAACTGCCGTTACTCTATTAAATGATTCGTCTCCAGTAGTGGTTTGATATCTAATAATTGAACCAACTTTTACGCCAGTGAAAAATTTTCCAGGACTTACTACAGTATTTCCCCCACTAATAGTTACCTGAGTCACACTATTTGGAAGTCTAAATTTTTCTAGAAGGCAATCGGCAGTAAAATCTACAGAAAGTCCAGATACTGCAGTTGTTTGTTTTACTGATTTAATATCTTCAGTTGAATATGCGGTTACAGTTTTAATGGTTCTTGGAAAATCAATACCATTGATGATTAGTTGTTCTCCAACTGAAAATGTTCCGGAAGTTTGTCTCAGATTGATTGTATCAGATGCTCCACCAGCAGCGACTGCATATCCACTGGCACCACTACTTTTCCCCTTTACGAAGGATGTTGCAGGTAATTCTGTATTTGATATTGTAGAGTTTAAAACAAGAGTTGTATAAGTTTGGATGTCATAAAGGTATAGATTCCAATTAGTAGTATCATTACTATAGGCAGCATCAGTTAAACTAAAATTATATACTCTGGCATTACCAATTATAGTTCCAGTAGAATTAAGTTGATTGTATAAATCTATTGTAAGTTTTTGTTTTGGTACTCCAGATACATTATTTACTATAATATTATTTCCCATCTCGAAGGGAACATTTGCATTTTGAACAGACGCAGTATCTCTAGGTTTATCAACATCAATAATTGTTGTTGAAATTTTTTCTATATCATATCCCCGAACATAAGCCTTTCCTGGAGATATTTTCAAACACATCAAGTCTTCTGATGGTGTGTTTTTTTGTTCTGTGGTTTCAGTATTGAAAAATAAACCATTATTACCCAATCTATCATTTAAAGAATTGTTTACCGATAAATTAAAAGGTTCAACTGTATAATCACCAGATTCATCATAAGTTCTTTCTGCCATATAATCTTTAATTATATTATATTGACTTTTTTGTTCAATTATTTTAATTTTTCCATTTTCAACTCTCAAAAGTTCAACAAAATCAGTATCATTAAGGTCCGATATTAATTTTTTCGTTAGCGTTAAATTAATCTTAAATCTGTCTGCTCCAGGTGCTGCATAGTTTGTAAATCCCTTAGATGGATCATATAATGAACTGTCGTCCCCAGCACTGAGAATTAATTCGTCAATTTTTAATCCAACTCTATATGAAGGTGTATTTGTATAATTATCTAAAATTATGGTTTGTTTGGATACATTAACAAAATAACCTCTAATGAAATAAACACCATCACCAATAGATGCAGAAGAACCTACAGATGTTGCATTTAACGATATTAGTGATGCAAATGGAGTTCCTGCATTAATGGTAGTATTGCCATAAGTTATATTTTCTTCTGCAATTAATGATTCTCCATCTTCAAATGGATTAAACTGAAAATTATTATCAGAATCCAAATATTTTACATATATTGTTAAATCTTCTACATTTCCACCATCGGGGAGAGAAACAAATTGAATTATTGCCGTTGTTCCTGATATTTGCCCTACTATTTTTTTACCGATAAAATTATTAATATAAAGAGAAATATCAACTCCAAAATTAGTTGGATTGAGTTTTACGGAATTAAAATTTCCATCGTAGGCAATATTTCCGGGGATAACTACTGACCCATCTTTAAATATATGACTTCCGAAAGATTTTACCTGATCCTGTAAGATAGATTGAAGAGTTGTTAATTCTCTTGCCTGTACTGGATATCCTGGTTTAAACAAGACTTTATAAAAATTCTTTTCAGAATCAAAGTCATCATAATATGGACTGATGTTTAAATCTGTTTTCTGTGTCATTTTTTTTTAGAATTCCAGGATAATTTTAATGTCTTCTTTTTGTCTAATGTCTCTTGTTACCAGGGGTCTGTTATCAATATAAATTATATCTCCTGTCTTTTTATTTATCTCAGGATTTGCAAGACCTGCTGTAAAAGTTACTCCTAAATCTATAACTTTACCTCCAACTGTAACTTTATTTGTTGGGGTGGGAGTCCCGAAAGTACTAGCAATAGATACTGTAAATGGAAATGATCCAGTTGAAATAATTGATCCTCCAGTAGATTCGAAATTATAAACTCTAGAGTGATCTGTACGATCAGTTTGATCTAAACTATTTCCAAAATATAAAGATCTATCTTGAAAATATTTTAAGACTTTAGTTTCACTATCATATGATGCAATATAACCTCTTGCAGTTCCATTAGTCACAGTTTGGGTAATTTCTTCTCCGATACCAGGATTGTCATCAAACTCAGGATCTAATTTAATTGCTCCTAAAGATGAATATTGATTTTCTGTAAAAATAACAGTATCTGAAGAAAAAGTAGTTGGATTCTTTATAATTCCAACTTGAGAAAATTTGGTATCTGTTGGAAAATCTTTTGTTGAGTCATCAAATCTGGCATATACCAATACTTTATCTGTTCCTAATTCTGTGTAAATGTCATAACCGTGTCCTTTTGACGGTGGAATGATTGGTATTAGTTTAGCGGCGGATCCAGATGGTATATTTGACCCACGAAGAGGTCCCAAGTCAACGATTCCCCAAGTGTACCCATAACCACCCGCAACCACTTGAGTTTCGGTAATTTTTCCACTAACTGCAGTGATATATACTCTACCTCCAAATCCATCACCTATAATATCAACAGGACCGGATTTATAAATATCAGTCCCCTCATTTTCAATATATACTTTTTTAATTTGATTTGGATTTGTAGGCCCAGAATCTCCATTTTCTCTTACACTTATAATTTGAGAATCTGTTGAAGTTGCCCAATCGTTAGGAACAACAACATATTCTGTCGAATCAAACTTTATAATATCACTGGGGGAAACTGAAAATAGGTATTTCCAAATATATCCATCCCCACTTGTTCCTGCCGCTGAAGGTTCTAAATCTGTAAATGTGGGTTCATCTTGTGATTTACCACCCTTCAAATTAGTTCCAGAAGAACCATTATCTATACAAATATAAACTCTAAAATCACTATTAATTACATAATAATTTGAATCGTATAATCTACTTGAGTTTGAATTTGGTGTTGGATTCTGAATACTATAATCGTGCCTATACATCTCATAGGATGTATTAGAAGTCCAAGTAACTTTTCTTATAAGTCTTCTAATATTACTAGATGTAATTTTTTTACCAAATAAAGATGTGTCTCTGTAATGACTTAAATATTCTAAATTATCTGTTGGACTTGGGATATTAGTATTCCAATTAGTAGTTCTTCCGAATCCAATTTGTGCCGGATTATCTAAACCCAAGAAAACATAGTAAGAATCGTTGCCGCCAGTTACAGAATCTATAAAATTGCTTGCATTTAATATTCTAAATTGATCAGTTACTATTGCCGCCATATTAATATTTTTTTTTAAGTATTTATAAAAGTTTTGGAAGTGCTCCAGTTTGTCTAATTCCAATTCCTCTTCGTTGAATAGTTGCAAAGGTTGTTAATCCAACATCCACAGTATTTCCGGTTACTCCTATTGAAATTGGAGAACTTGATCTACTAAATCCAGACATTCTTCCCCAAGAGTATTTACCAACAGGATTTGATGTACTTCCGATAGATACTAATCCAACAGTAGATGTAGTTGATAGTATATTACAAGTAATAATTCCAACAGTATCACTAGACGAGAACTGATGAACATAGTAAATATTATCTACAAAAGTTGTTCCAATTCCAACTATCGAAAAATCTGAAGTATCAATAGAAGTTACTCCGTTTCCAACTCTTGTATCAAAGATATAAATTGGATATCCAACTTGCAATCCGCTAAATCCAACTGGTCCTTTTAAATAAAATGTAAGTGCTAATGGATTTCCTCCACTACCAGATGTGGTTGCAATTCCTGTAATAATTCCAGAGAATCCGTTAACGTTAATTAACGTAATATTTGTAATATTTTCATATATTGGATCTGGAAGTGGAACAATAACTTCTGGTGGTCTCCCAACACTGTAACCCAATCCGGGATTTATAATTGTAATTGGAGTTGTTAGAGATCCTGTAGCAGAGACTGCAATAGTTGCGGTTGCAGTAGACCCAATACCAATACCACCCATAGGCAATGAAGTCAAAATGCCAACTGTTGATGGTGCAGCAATCTTAACAGTAACTGATGCTCCAGTGTATCCACTTCCGGGGTTAGTAATTGATAGAGATTGAATTGTCCCTGCAATAGAAACTATTGCAGTTACTCCAGCAGATACTGGATCAGCAACTCCAGAAAAAATTAAAGCATCAAATTTTTCTGGTGCTATTAAATCATAATTAAAGAATTCTGCGTTGTCTACAAATATTTCATCAGATGTCGTTGAAAAATCTTTTATAATTTTAGCAGTTGGATAAATTAAAGACTCAATAGAATCTCTAGTTTTGTAAACATCTTCTCCGTTAATTTTCCTATCAACTTTTTGTTTAGTCCAACTCAATGGTTTATTATTTTCGGAATCAACTCCTTGATTTGAATATAAATTAGTCTCAAACTTATCAGAGAATGATAAATCAAATATTGTCCTCTTATCTTGTGTGATTGTTCCGGAAATTGAATTATTCTTAAGAACCTGTACGGTATCACCTCTTTTTAGAGTTTCATTAATTGTATCATTTACATCAACATCATCACCATCAGTACCCTTATAGAAGAAAATTGCAACATTATCCTCAGGTCTTGGAGCAGTTGTAAATACAAAACTAGTTCCACCTTCAAATTCATATGCAACTCCAGGATCCTGAATTACTCCATTTATAACAATTAGTAGTGCATTTGCAAGATTTACCTGAGAACCTTCCAGAGATTCAAAACTTAATAATTCATTATTATAGAATAATGGGAATCTTGTTCTTACTCCATCCTGATAATTTTTTATCGAATCTATATAATCAAACTCCCCAAACTGCCAAGCGGCAAAGGAATCTGAAAATGTATCAACTACTGTCAACTGGAACTCTGATAATGGAGATGCCAATCCTTTAGCAGTCACTAATCCAACTGGTTTAAATACATCTCCTCTTCTGAATGAGTAACCTTGTCTAGAAATACTAAATCTAGAAACTTCAAAATATGTTGATCCTATTCCAGTTGTAGAACTTGCACCAACTTCAACGTTGAGTAAAAGACCTATTCCAGTAGATGTTGTTGTTCCAACTCCTAATCTGGATACGCCGGTTACGCTTAAATTTTCATAAGATGGTTCTGATACGAATACTTTAGGATTTGTGTATCCAGTTCCGCCTGCACCAACAGTAAAGGAAAGTGTTCCTCCTGCTCCAACTGATGCAGTTATGATTGCAGTATCTCCAATATGACCACTTTGATATACTGAAACTCCTATTGAAACAATACCATTATATCCAGAACCAAGATTATCAGTAGTTCCCAGTCCAACAGATACTATACTGCCTCCAGCACCAACTACGGCAGTTACTGCTGCTCCTACAAGAGGTGCATATCCAAGACCAGTAGAAGAACCCAACGAAATGATTATTCCTCCCCTAGGGGTTTGATTTTGATTTACATCAAACTCTGACGTAATAATTGTGCCAGTACCAGAAGATGTAATGCCAGAGAATACTACGCTAGATATTCCAGAAACAGTATTTTCAATAATACTAAAATTATTTTTTGGGTTATTGAGAGTTGTTGGAGTTTGGAAAACGCCATTGATAAACAAAATTCCATTTCCTCCAGTAGTTCCTAGTCCTACAGTGTTTGCACCACCTACAGTTAATGTAAAAGTTCTACCAATACCTGTAAACTGACTTGAAATATCGTCATATAGTTGATTTGATGTATAATCATTTCTCAAGAAAACTCTTCCCGTGAAATCGGAAGTTTCAAAAGTCAAATTACTAGAGTCTCTAATTATTTGTGGATTTCCTCTCGGAGATTCGGCAAAGAAAATATTACTATCAACAATATTATAAGATCCTTTATAAATTCTTACTGAAGTAGAATCTGTATGAGTTGTTGCCGATGACCCAACAAATCCTCTAGTCACTTCAACTAAATTAATATTTCCGCTATTTGTAATTGGTCCAACATTAGTGGTCCCCAATCCAACATTAATTATCCCCATATATTCATTATCAATTTTTAGAATATCTTTTGGTATAATTGTAGATATTCCACTCAAAGCAAAGATTGACGATCCTGCACTTATTTGTCCACCATTACCAAGCAAAGTGTATGATATTGGAGTGAATATTAATGGATATTGAACTACATTATCAATAGTAATTAATGACTTTTCAAGTTTTTTATCCATTTCCAGTTGATGTGCATTGCCACTACCATATGAAGTAAATGTAACTCCAATTCCTAGTGCAGCATAATCCTTTCTTGTGGATAATTTAAATGTATTATCCGATAATTTGATAACATAAACATCAGATGGAAGTATTGTAGTTACAACACCTACAGAATTCAGAGTTGATCCAATTCCAACGGCACTGGCGCCAACTCCAATAAATGTTGATTTTGGTGTGTAGATAAGTTCTTCTAAATCACTAAAGAAGTGATTTTGTATATTAAATACTCCTGTTGATTGATTTAAAATTGTTGAATCTGTAGGATTAAATGTTTTTGCGAAAATTTGAATTCCATTAGAAGTTAAGTTAAAATCACTTCTATTGATTCTCAGACCATTAATTGCATTATATACTTTAATATCGATAGATTCTTCTACACTTCCATAACTTAAAATTGGGGGAGTATTTTGTGTATCTAAATCTGTGTACAAGCACTGGTTAAATGCTAAAATATTTACTTCCGAAGTTACCGATGGTTCTGGATAAAATTTTAGTATAAAATTACTACCAGAATATTCTCCACCAAAAGTTCCAATTCCATTTGTGCTTCCAACAGATAGAAAAGGTGCCTGTTGGACATAAATATTAGTTTCATCCTGTACCAACATAATTTGATGGAGGGCACTTGTGGATCCAACACTAACTTCTACCAAAGATTTAACTGCATTAAAATTGGATTTATCCAATGATATGATAGTTGACGCAGAAGAAACTGTAGATGAATAAGTCGATTGATATACTGCACTTCTTTCATTTCCTGGTATTTGCCCTGGAGATATAAATCTATATGCACCAGTTCCTACAGATGTTGTTCCAAACCCAACAATCTTTGATCTAATATCTACCGAATTTGATGAATTATTAATATAGTTTAATGATAAAATTCCGGAAGGAGAAATACTTGCCGTGAATATTCCTATATTATTTCCGGAATAATAATTACTTGAAAATTCCGAATCAAAATAATATTCTGAGATATAAGTATCATCGATTATAGTACTAAAATTGACGACAGTGCCAACACCAATTATGCTTGATGATGTAGATGCAGTGCCAATTTGAACAAATGTAGATCCAATGGCAACAATTGGTCTGTTAGTAATTGCAACTCCAACCACACTTATAGAACTCACACCAACTATAAGTCCAGTTGTATCAGAAACAAAAATTACAGTTGATCCAATTCCAACAGTTGAATTAATTGTCGTAGACAATAAGTTTACATATTCTTTATGATTCAAATAAACTTCGGCAAAGTTCATCTGATTTGTTACTGAATCAATAATCTGAATATTGGAATATAGTGAAGAAAATTTATTTGCCTGTACGGATATAATTGAAGTTTGTATTCCAGATGCCGCAGTTCTATTTGAACCGGTTAAATTGATGAATCCAATAGAAGTTGTTCCAATTCCCGGTGAACTAGAATTAAAATTACTATTAATTAGTTTAACATCATAATCAATATCGAATGGATTATTTGGAATAAATCTTAAATAATTGATATCATCTGCATCATCTTCAACTAATAAAAATTCTCCGATAGGTTCTCCCGAAATATGGGTAAGTCCTACTCCAGTATTAACTAGCGTTGACTTTTCCGCTAAAAATGAATTATTTCCATCATTCAATAAAACTAATTCCGTTAATTGAATTTGTGTATTATCGAGACTGGAAACCCGGACTAATATATTATCATAAGATGACCCAGAATTTAATTCCAATAAATTAATAGATTCACTTGGATTTCCATCGGCATCTGAAAATTGACGATTTATGTTATCTATTTTTAAAACTACATTACTTCTACACTCAATGTAATCGGTTAATTTTTTATTTTTTAATTTTAAAAATTTTGAAGAAGATCCAACTACATCAATATCCTTTACTAAATCAAAATCATAAATTGTATCTACTCTGTTTTCTTCTATTATATCATAAAGTATAGTTGTAAAATTCTCCGAGGTTGTAATTCCAGAATTCGCAGTTGATGTAATTCCCGTGTCCGCAAAATTTTTCAATCCACTTGTATGAACTAAACTATTAACTGGTGTTCTTAATTCTTGATATGTAATTGGACTCTTTACTGTATAAGAAAGATTTTGATAGTAGTCATTATCAGGAATTACTTGATTATCTTGATCTAATTTACCAATATCATTCGACCATCCAATATTTTTTTCAACTGAATAATCGACCTTAAATCTACCAGATCCAGATTCAATTTTATCTATTGTTGCTATATTTCCGGAGTCTTTCCCTACAATAATTTCTCCAACAGACAACTCATAGGTTCCGGATACTTTAATAAATGAATTTTCAATTGAAGAAATTTTCAAATCTCTTTCAATATTGTTTGAAATGAGTTTTTCTCCAACAATAAACTGAGATGGAATTTTAGATACATTAAATGTAGGATAATCAGTACTTTTTACAATATTACCAACAGAATCCTGAATTGTTTTTGCTATTCCTGTGTTTGTAGTTAACCCGGAAATATTAATTGTTACCGAATCAAGGACTCCTGCAGTATTAATACTACTAATTTTAAAAAATTCATATCCATAGTCTTCTGAATTGAATCCAGTCCCTTCAGTGCTAAATTTTTGAATTCCTTCTACGAATACCTTATCACCAACACTAAAGGGATAAGGAACAAAGGTAGAGAACCCTAAGGTTGGTGTTGTTATGAAGCAAGTAAAAATTCCACTCGAAGAAGATTGAACTTGTTGAATACTAATTCCATTAGTATTATTAGTGGTGAATAATTGAACTGATGTTTCGGGAAGACCTTTCGGTTGTTGTATAATACTTACAGAGTCGATAGAATTTCCTGATAATTTTGCTTCTAATATTCCACTATCAATTTTTTCGCCAGTATCAGAATTTACAATTATTACTGATGGAGAATCAGTATATCCCCTTCCACCATCAGTAACCGTGATAATTCCAATTGTATTGGAGTTTTTAATTGTAACTAGTGGAGATATTGATGCAGTTGGTTGTAAAGTTTTATCCGAAGAATATTCAAATCCTTCATTAATTATTCTTACTTCCTTTACATTACCTATAGATGTTGATTTTGCGGTAATATAAGCATCTTTTCCACTGATAGAATTAGATCCTATGAATGTCGGAAGTTTTTTATATCCAGATCCACCAGAAATGATATTAATTCTATCAATAGGACCTTTTGCTGATAGTGAAGTTGTAGTATATTTTAATTTATCACATTCATTTTGAGTATATGTTAATTTTTCTGGTTTTTTAGATAAAGAAACAGTAAATGTTGTTGCTCCTACACCAGAAATTGTATAATTAGAATTGTATACACTATTAGTAAATAATATTTCAGAATAATTATTCACTTCTGTGTCGGAAGTGCTAATATATCCGGATTTTTCTAAATTATAATATAACTGAGTGGGTAAATCATCACTATAATTAATTGTTAGGGAAGCATTAGTGGAGACTCCAACAGTTCCTATGCCAGATAGTGTAAATAATCCCGAAGACGGAGTTGAAACAAACTCATTATTATAATTTTGATCATAATAAAGTTTAAATTTATATCCCGCTAAAGAATTATCTGATAAATTGAATACAAGGTTATTATTTTTAATTGATTCAATTTGGGGATTTATTAATGAAATACTTTGACTTGAACCACCAGTTCCGGCAATACTTACTGTTGTTGGGGGAATGGTTTTAGAGTCTAGATATGTTTCAGAAAGTTTTATTGTATTATCATTAACTCGGTAAACATAATAAAGTCCAGTTGATAATCCAGATGCAACTACATTAGATGAATATAGAATTTTATCTCCGGTTTTTAAGTTATGTGAATTAATTGAAATAGTATTTGTTGATGTGTTAATTCCGGTTGAACTAAATCCAATTGGATTAATTAAAATATTACCAGTTATTGTATCTCTCTTAACATAAACTGAAGTTGAAGTTCCAATTCCTACAGAAAGATTTGGTTTGATACTTAAACTAATAACATCTCCACTGGAAAGTTCGTGAGAAGTCGATACTGAAACGGTAGACTTAACTCTTTCAACTCTTCCGATTATTTGTGGATATACACTTTCGAATGAATACTTGTCATTATTATCACCATTAGTAATAAAAAACACCTCAGAAGAGTTAAGAGTAGTTTTTATTCCAATAGTATTAATATTCTTATCAGTTACATATACATTTTGAGGCAAATCAAATTGAGTTCCTGTTGGTGAAGTTGAAATTGAGATATTTGCTAAACCATTTCTTGAAAATATTACTTGCTGATTATTTGTAAATGGATGATTCTCAATATAAATTCCCTGTGTTGGAACAATTCTGGTAATATTAGAGTCTCCAAATTCAAATGTTAGTTTATTTGTAATTCCGGGAGTAGTACCAATTCCTACTGATTGTACTGGATTAAAAAACACCTTATTATTTACATTAGACTCAAAGTAATCTATTTTTTGTGAAATAATAAATGAATCTGGAATAAAGTTTATTTGAGTAGTTGCTGTATGAGATACTCCAGTAGATCCTCTTTGTACTTTAAGTATATTAAGGTTTTTATATACTTCAAGCACCGATAGTGTTTCACTGCCTATTCTAATACTACTTCCCACGGATACCGTTGTTGGAAGTTGAGTAATGTAAATCTCAGTTGTAAATCCAGATGTTGATGATGGAATATCCTTAAGAACATTTGAATAATAGGAAGATACTCCAATCTTGTATGAATTATTTAATTTAGACAGGTTGGTTGAAAATCCCGAAATTGCAACAAAATCATTATTTGATAGATTATGATGTGGTTTAATAGTGACTTCTACTTCTCCTTCACCTTTATAAGTAAAAATAGAATTTTCGTAAGTTTCTACTGAAGTGTCTATCTTTACAATATCCTTTCCTTCTATTGAAGAAACTCTTGCAATTAATCCACCTCCAAAAGTATTAGTATCATCAAAATTTAAAACATCATTAACTTTATAATCAGATCCAGAATTAATAATATCAAAAGAACTTACAAATCCTTGGGATACTGATTCAACAATTGACTCTTGTGTTGTAATTTCATTAGTCTCTATTATAAAATCATTTTTTGCATAATTATCGGATACTTTATAAGGTAAGGTATTTCTAAGTAAATTTGAGTTATTAAAATTAAATGTTTGATTTAAGATGGAGTTTTCTTCTATTGTATTAGATCTAAATTTATTTCCTATAAAATATGGAAATTTTGGCGTAAAGGAAGTATCAAGGGTTGTAAAATATGCATATACTCCATTTGGAAATTCTGGAGTTTTTCCAAATCTTCCATTATTTTCATCTAAGTCTCCAGAATTCGTATACTCATAGTCTTCAATAAAGAATCCTGCAGCAAAGTTTGATGGTCTATCAATAATATTAGAAGGATTTAGCGTATATCCAGATTCTAAAAGTTTAGGAATAGAATTTGAATTTTCCGAATCTGAATACCCATATGGTCCATATATTGGATTTCCATCATATGCCCATCCGATTATATTGGATACTTGCAATCCATTGTCACCAAATGAAGTTCTTAAGTTTTCGAAATATCCACAAACAGAATACTGCAATTGATTTTCGGTTTCTATTAAAATTTCATCACCAAACTTTACATTATTATTGACAGTTAAAGATCTAATATTAGCATTTAAAATTGCATTGGAACCTGCAGGTCTCACTTCAATTATTGTGGAACTACTGGAGTATCCAATTCCTGGATTTACTATCTTAATATCTGTTATTTTTTGGTTAGTAATGACTGGTCTTAAATCTGCTCCGGATCCAGCGCCAGTTAAATCGCTTACAATCAAATCAGGAGTAGAATAATAATCAATTCCCCCATATTGAATATTTACTGAATTGATTTGACCATTTGCAATAATTGGTTTTAATTTTGCTTCACTTCCGGTTTTTATTGTTATTAATGGTTTTTTTTCAAGATTTAAAATTGTGGATCCGTATCCTGCCCCACTTTCATATAGGTAGGCGTCTATAATATTACCTTTAACAACGGGAGTTGCCACAAGAGATTGAATCTGTTGAGTTGTAGTACCAAATCCAACTGGTGTATACTGTATGAAAACGGAAATATCAGGGTAACTAAAATATTGATAACCAGATCCAACAGAAGAAAATTTAATATAATTTTTTCTATTGTAGTTTGATATGTTAGTTCCGCCAATTCCAGCATCACAAAGTCTAAAGGAATCATCATTATTTTTCAGTACATAATATTGAGATAATGTAGAAATTCCAATTGTAGATGTTTCATATCGATAAGTTATAAGTTCTCCACTCTCAAATCCGTGGTTTTCGAAATTAATTGTATTATTGTATGTTGATATTCCTGATGAAGAGACAATTAATTCTCTATTTGTGTATCCAGAACCACCATTTAATATTTTAATCTCTGATATTGTATTTTTAAATGATGCAGTCGAAAATTTATGAATTCCTGCAGTATTAGTTCCATTAAAAGATATTGTATTGATCCCAGATAGGTAATCCGAATTAGTCTGATAGAGTCTAATGGTTCTATTATTATCAATTTTGGAATAATATGTTGCGTTATTGATCAAAGTTAAATTTGTGGTTCCAATACCAATTGAAGAATTTCCATTGGAATTATAAACTATCAATTCACCATTACTTAAATTGTGGTCCGTTAAAAATACTAATTGATTTGTGGTTGAACTAATTCCTCCAGAATTTGTCGATAATCTTCCGTCAAAGAAAATATCTCTCCTTCTTTTTGTTAAAATAGGTTCTAGTACGCAATCAGATCCATTACCTCCGGTTATACCAATAGATACAATTGTATTGATATCATAATCTTGAGAATCAATATAAACTTTTTCAATTGACCCACTAACTACCGGATGAACTAATGCCGTAGAACCGGATCCGGGAGAAACTGATATTAATGGAGGATTAATAACATCATATCCAATTCCACCATTTAATACACTAATAGACTCTAGAGGTCCGTAGTATACTTTATCATTGGATTTATAATTATTAATTTCTACACCATTAATTAACATTCCAACTGAACCTGGAAGTGTCAATTCCCCATTTCCAGTATCAATACTCTCAGATAATGGAAATTTTTTAAATAATTTTTGAGCACCAATTATACCAGATTTTTGAGAGTATAATGTGAATCTATGGGTTTGATTAACAAAATCAGAATCAGAAAATGTTAAAAAACTATTAGTTCCAACAAATGATAGTGATGAGTATAGTCTTATTTTATTGGAGGGATCTAGAACTTGTACATAATAATCTCCAGTATCCAATCCAACAATTGGTGCTCCTGATGGTTGATAATAAATTCTGTCACCAGTGATAAATGGAACAGGATTTTGAAATACTATACTTGTGTAGTTGTCATCTATTTCATCGGATAGATCAACTGCAACTGATGAGTTAATATTTTTCGTTATTTTATATGTGAAATTTTCATCATATCCGTCTCTACCTGATGGTAATGAGTTGGAAGCTACATATGCATACCCATCATCAGTATATAAATTTTGGATATCGGATAGAATAACATTATTTCCAAATTGTATTGGAACTATTGTGCTATTTGCAGTATTAACTTTTCTTCTTAAATCATATTTTATCTCATTTTCGGGAGAAAACCCAGAATTATCAATAATAACTCTATTTTGTGAAAATATAATATTTGAAATGTATGCACCAGATGAAGACACTACATTATTAGTATCTCTTTCTAAAATTTCTACTTCATCTCCAATTTTTAAACTGGACCTATCAATTGGACTTTTTAAAGTAAAATTACTAATATTTTCTATTTCATATCTAGATGCCGTATTGTATATCCAAGAATTTGCAAAAACTTCTTTATATGTTTTGTTATTTTGTGGATTTTGAATTAGATCTCCAATATTTTTAACCGAGATTATTTGCCCTTCATCCAAATTTAAAGTATCAGATACTTGAACAAATTTGGATAATACCCCAGTAAGTCTTAACTCAACTTTTTTGTTAAGATCTCCATTTTCATATCCAAAATAAATTTCATCAGATCTTATATTTGCAGAAGGTAAGATTGAAGATGTAATTCCGGTACATCCAAAAAACTGATTAATACTTTTACTGGTGTAGGTAATTGTATTGATTCCGGATATGATTGTTCCTTGCTCCGGAAATCCAATTGTAGAATCTACTGAAATTACAGATGATCCAACAGGGACATTTTTTAAACTTTTTGTATTTGGAGTAATTGTGAAATTTCCAAGAATAGCGGAAGTATCAGTATATCCAACAAAAAGTGAAATTTTAAAATATTGTATGTTATTCCTAGTAAATGGTTCTATTTCGGAAATTGAGGCACTAGTATTCTCATCATTAAATTTTTTAATAGTTTGACCCACCAATTTAGAAGGATCTCCAGAAATTCTTTCTGCAATTACAACCTCTCTTCTTACATATTCTGCCGAAGATGGTTTAATTAAAAACTCTTCTAAATTTACTACTTGGGGCGTTACTCCATATAAAATATTGAATAAAATTCTAAATGATTCGTCAGTTCCTTTTGCCTGGTAAAAGGATCTTGCTTCTTTTATAAAATTACCAGCATTTAAATTTGATACAAAATCAAATTCTTCTAGACCAGGAGTAAAAGTATATTTTATTTTTTTATAAAACTCTTTTAAGAATAAAGAACTTAGATTTTGTACAGAAGATCCTAAAATATGAGATGCCGCTGTTGACGGTGAAAATACCAGTTCTTCTTGATTTAAATTTGCATGGTAACTTGTAATACCACTAAATGCACGAATACATCCAGTGAATGTGTTTGTAGTCAATCCAGTATATGTTATAATCTCATCATCAATTTTCAATAATCCATAAGTTTGAGGAAATCCCTTAGTACTACTGACGGTAATTGTAGTATCAGTAGAAGAAATTCCTGAAACAGTATATGTACTATCTACTACTACTTCGGGAGTTAGGTTATCTAACTTTAAATATTGATCTAAATTTTCCGCAATATCAATTGGACCACTTTGATATTCTTGAGAAATATAATATTGCTTTAAAAATTCCACCGCATTTGGACTTTCATCCAAAATAAAATTCGGAAGTTGATTTTCAATAACTTGTTGAACCTTAACTCTAGATTCGAACCCAGTCTGTATCATATTACGCTCTTATTAGATTTCCGTTTGAATAACTTGAAGTATAATAGTCTCTGGCAAATACTGTACCAGATATTTCATCACCAGAAGCAATTACATCTCTTACCATATTTATTGTGCTTTTTTCAATGCTAAAATTTAAATAAAGATCTCTCAGACCAACAACATCATTAGATTCTGGAAATGCCTGTATTTCGATAATGTCATTCTCTTTAGATGTTGAAATAATGTTTATGGTTCCTAATTTAATTTCACCTTTTGTATAATCAACTGTTCCGGCAGATTTTACAACAATTCTTGTAGTTCCGTCGCTTAAAGGTTTTACTATTGACAATATTCCCTTTCCACTTCCATCTAAATTTCCACTAGAATCCTTGTTTGGAACATCTGTTAGGTATACGGTATCTGGATCTGCAGAAATTTTAAATCCTGTGCTTTTGATATTAAAACCATCGGAATTTATATGAAACTTATTTCCAAAGCATAGTTCGTATTGAGCAAACTGATTTATCAGCGCCTTCAAATCTCTTCTAATTCTAACCTTAGTGATATTAGAAGTTATAGAAATATCAGTATTATCAATTATTTGAAGAACCTTACTATACTTAAATCTTCCGCCAAATGAATTAAGATCCACAGAATTTGAATATTCCGTCAGTGAATTTACAACTTTTGTCTTTAGTGATTCTACTGCAGATACCTGAGCATAGTTATAGTAAATTGATGAATCAATTTCTACATATAATATTTTAAGATCAATTATTTTTTGATTAATTCCACTAATACTGTATTGTTTTAATTTATTAATAATTTGTTGTTTGTTGAAATCAGAAACAAAAGTTCCATTTTTTGGTTTAATACTTATTGATACTGATCCAAATTCTGGAGGATCCAATTCTTCACCGCCAATGACCGTAACGGATTCTGTATCTGGATATATTTTTTTTATGATTGCCTCATAATCTCTTGATGTTACTGCTCTATATTGAGAAGAATAAATTCTTGGAGCAAAATATTTAACAGAATCTATGGATTCTATTTCGGATCCATTTTGAGATGACTGATTTGTTATGATCGAGACTGAACCTATATCAATTGTCGCATTACTTGCATTTCTAATACTTCCAGAAAAAGAAAATGAAGAAGCACCATTACCCTCTTCACCATCGGTAACAATATAATTTACCGTGATTACCGCATTATTTTCTAATTTTTGCCCGATAAGACCATCACCAAAAAGAAGTTCATATTTTTCATCCTGAACTTCTTGTAAGAGATAGATTCTTGAAGACGAATTTACTTCTAAAATATTATCAACAGAAGAATATTCTACTCCAAGACCACTATCATTAATTCCTTTCACATAGACTGAGATGGTGGAAGTGTCTATGAATGGATTGTTCAGTATAAATCTTTGGTCAAGGGATCCGTCCACCACAAATTGTTTTGTTAAGAATGTCCCCTGATAAATTTCAATATTGTTAAAGGATGCAACTCCACCGACAACATTTGCCGAGATATCATCTGGAATTGAAAATGTATATGAGGTATTATCAACGGACCCTACACACACCAGGCCCGCCTGTAGAGTGAGTGTGGGGGTATTTGCGGTTGTAGATGCATTGAAGGATACCTGTGCCTTTGCTGCCGTTCTGGAACGAGGTACATAACCAATATTCCTTGCCAGTGAAACCACATTTTCACGAAGAGTTGCAGAATCCAAGAAGGACTCATTCACAATCATATTGGAGTTAAATGCGGTAATATAGGTATTATATGCCAGAGTATCTATTAATACAGAAAAGTTAGACCCCTCAAAGTCAAAATCCGTGAATGTAGAGTTGGCACGGAGATAATCTTTGATGGAGGTCTTTATCTGATCGAAATCTAGATTTGTAAATTTGGTGAAAGGCATTTTATCTTGTTGCCTCTAGTATGAATGAATATTCTTGAGTTGGAAATTCTTGTCCTATAATATCAAAAATAATTGTTACATTAAATGTATTATCATCCGGAATAGGATCCACCTGAACTTCTACATTATTAACTCTTGGTTCGAAGTTATTAATTGATATTTCAATTTGATTTTGTATTACTGATGCAGTACCAAAATCAACAAATTCAAATAAACTTCTTGTAATATCAGATCCTAATAGAGAATTGAAGAATCTTTCTGTTGGAATAGTTTCTACAATATTTCTTACGGATCTGCGAATCGCATTCTCATTCTTTAATATGGGAAGATCCTTCGTCACCGGATGTGGTTCAAAGGATAAACTGATATCTTTAAATGATCTGGATATCCTCTGAATTGCCATTGAACAAAAGTTTTTTATTTATTTATATCTACTTCCAAGAAGAACCATAGTTTGGTTCGGTTCCATATGTCCAGTCATCATAGTCCTCATCATTACGAATTTTTTCATGCAATTCAACCTGTTTTTTTAGGTTATGTTTTGGTGCAACATCATAAACAACTTCTTGAATGACTCTTTTTTGATTGTTATCTGATTCAAATAGCATTTCTGAAACTCCTGTTTTAATGAATAAAACAGAACTTTTATAAAGGAGGTTTCTATCTCCTAATACTATTTAACGATTTACTTCACGAAGATTATAATTATCGGAATTTAAGTACTTGAGTAATTCATTTGCAACCAATTTCGGGTTTCCTTCACCACAAGTATAGATATCAATTGCTATACAACCATTTTCAGGCCAGGTGTGGCAGGATACATGACTTTCTGAGAGTGCAATGACGATGGTACAACCCTGAGGAGAAAAACAATGAGAAAAAATGTTTAAAATTGTCATATTTGCCCTATTAATACCCTTCTCCATTGTTTCTTGAAGAGATATTACATCATTTAAGAGGTCAAATTTGACATCATACACCTCCAAAAGGAGATGAGTTCCCATTGAATACTGTTCCAATTATTATTCCAGTAAAAAAGTTATTTATTTTCTTTCTCATGTTCCCAAAAATATTCTTCAGTATTTCCCAATCGACACTTTCCTCCATTTTCTACAGAAAAATTTCTGGTAGAAACTAAAAAGTCGGGTTTTTTAAGAGTAGGTGGAGTTAAACTTTCATCAACCCATCTGCAACGATTGTTTGGGTAAAGACCAATTTGTCCATTTGGTAAAATGATACAGTTATGTGACTTATGTTCTTCTGGAAATTCTGAAAATGAAATATCAGGAATGTCCCGATCAGGATGATAGGAATCAATTGTGAACAAATATTTACCATTTTCAGATAAATGACCAGAACGATGTTTAACCTCAACAGACATTGTATATAAAAACTGCTTTTCAATTAATCTAATGTCATAGTCAAAACTATCCCAGTACTGTAAATCAGTGATTGGTAGATCTGGACTTATTTCTCTTGGATGTTCGTGATGGTCACTTTCCCAATTCAAAAATGCCGAGATTGGTAATTTATCATAAAGAGCACCATATTCTGGAATATAAGTTTCGAAATAAAAACACTTTCCCCAGATTGATTTGATGGACACCCACCAACCTTTCACATATTCTCCGTGTCCATCACGAAGATCTCTTAGATATTCTTTACGAATCCAAACTTTTTTTGGTGGTAAATTGATAATATTCATTTAAAAATTTTTCTCATTGGGTTTATAATATGTTGTCAATTCTTCTCCACATTCAATGTCTTTGATTGAGAAGAGTTCATCAGATCTTCGATCCCAAAAGACATTGGGATTATAAGAATGATTGACATAATATGCAGTATAAATCTTAAAGGCAGGAACATCCAAATAAAAACCTTCTTTTACCCCATCCGTCATTGCCATTATATAATTTTGAATGTTAGGTGAAATATCTTTTATTTCTGAATATTCAAAAAAATAATCATCTGTTCTTTCAACCTCAAAAATTAGAGTGTCTTTAGGAATATCTATTAAAGCAAAAACCCCAACACCAGCACCAGGAATAGCACTGGGTTTGAGGTATGTCTTTAAGTTTTTAATTGAATTTAAAATTTCACTTCGATTATATGATATCATCTAAAAACTTCCATGTAGTTCATCCTTTACCCTGCCCTCTGTACTTTTTGCGAGCTTTATTACGAGACGTAGCAGAGTACTTTGTATGAGCCCCACAACCTTGCTTAGTTTTCTTGGGAAGAGATTCGATTACCTGCTTTCCACCACCTGATGATTTTTTAATTGCCATTAGTTTCCTCCTATAATTTCTGTTTCAAGTTCTTCAGGGCGTGGAGAACCTGTCTGATAGAATTCGATTGACAGATCCTCCATAATATTGAAATATTCTTCTTCAGAAAGATTTGAATAAATTTTTCTTCCTTTACAAAGAATATTGTAAGATTCGTTAGTCATCTCAAATGATTCTTGTTTTTTCGTGCCCAACGCGAATGCGAGGATCGCACCAAATTTCAAATCCTGCTTCTTTTGCATCCAAACAGAATGATACATCTTCTCCACACATATCCTGAACTTCTCCAGATTCAAAAACTTGCATCTTAGGAGCAAACCAGGGATACTTCATTTCGGAATGTTCAAATACTCCGTGCTTAATCAAAAGCCAACCAAATCCTGCATAATCAACGGTAAATGGTTTACGACGCTTGCTGATGGACTCAACGGTTTCGTGATTCATAACTCCACCATTATTACGGAAATCATCCTCTTCCATCCAGTGTGCCACTGAGGTTGTATGTCCGTCTTCGGTTGCATACCATCCAGAAGCAATGTCCTTATCCATCAGAACAAGTTGCCAGAATTTTTCAGTATTAAAGACAATATCGGAGTCAATCCAAAGTTGATAATCATATTGAAGTTTTCCATCCCAAGGAATTTGGTCAGGTCCTCGAAGAACATTCGCACCTAAACATTTGCATCTTGCAAAGTTTACCATGGATGAATAGTCTTGTGAAATTTGAATACTTGCACCGGACTGTACTAAATCAAAGCACAGTTGAACGAAGCTCTTTAGATAGGTATAGGAGACTCCTCTTCCCGGAAGGCAAAAAACAATGGACTTTCCACGTACCATTTCCTTTGCAAGATCATAATCCCATTCTGCTTCTTTATTTGATGCCACTGGGGCATTTGCTTTTACGGTAAATCCTTTAGCCATAATTGAAAGTAGTTACTTCATTATCATACAATATTATGTAGCGATTGTCAATCTGTGCGTTCTGCGAGAATTACTTCATCTCCTTCAAGAGTAAAGCATATTTGAGTGTCTTCATACCAAGAGAGTTCATTCATAATTTGCTCTGGAATTTTGATGAAGTATTCACCACTAATTGGATCGACCTCTATGGGTTCAAAAATATCCCCGGAATTTTTTTTCATTCGATGTATTTTAAGCGACCTTTTCAAAATTATATAGTATTCGGAAAATTTTTAAGGAGAGTGATATTTACAAGTCGATTTGGGTCGTTTATAGCTTAGGGTAGTTAGGCGTTTTTATACGGCGGCGACCGCCCCTAAGGACGCCCCAAGGGCACTGCTCCCACACGAACGATCAGACTGCCCCCCCACGAACGAACGCAGGGGGCAGGGTGAGTCCCTCACTGAGTTGAGCGCCAGCCGCTGATGGGGCACCGTGCCACGTCGGGGGCATGGGTCTCAGAGAATTGAGCGGCAAGCACGGTAGCAGGCAGACCCCAGTGAATGTAAGCGGAAGGGCGGGAACCGTTCTTCAGTTGATCGGCACGGGAGATCCACTTGATTTGGCGGGTCTGCAGATCGGAGCACTGAGCGAGGGGCCAGAGCATGAGCGGGGGGGGTTGAGAACGAATGAATTGTAGCACGGATGGGGCAGGGGGGATCAGTACCCCAACCACTCCAGCAGTTCGCCGCAGTCGATTCGCTCATCCTGCAGGGGTCCGTAGGTTGCCCAGAACTCAGAGCCCAGGGAGTGCATCTCTGCTGCCTCCACGGCAATGTGCCACTCAACGCAATCGTCAAAGGGATTGGAGCAATCCCAGAGGATGTCCTCAAAGGTGGTGCCGGGGGCGTACACGTTGAGGCAGTCGCGGAGGGCAGGGAGGGTGGCGGTCATCGGATCGGGTGTCGGTGGAACTGAGAGAATTGTAGCACGGATGGGGGGGGGAGGGATCCCCCCCCTTAAGCATGATCAGGCAGTGATCAATTCCACCCAGTAAGCGGTCGGGTATCCAGGCTCCCGCACGGGAATGCTGCGAACCAGTCCCTTTTTAACCAGGCTTCCAAGCACGCCTGCCGTGCTGAGCGTTTCATCAGCCAGCTCATGGAGCCACCCGCTTCCGGGGGCATCCATGCCTTCCTGGATGGCGTTGAACAGGTCTTGCTCTTTAGCGGTCAGGGTCATCGGGTGCGGTGCGGTGTGCTCTGGAATTGTAGTCGGTTGAGGGGCAGGAGTCAACCCACCCCCCTGAGGGTCAATAGCGATCCATCAGAACGTGAAGGTCGCGCAGGGCAGTGATCTCAGAAGTATCGGTGCCGAGTGCCTCCAGCTGCCGGTAGCGGTGGGAAATGGCATCCTGCAGTGCCAGCAGTTGCAGCGGGGTCAGGTTGAGAACGACGGGGGTGATTTGCATTGAGGTGCCTTGCGGTGTGCTCTGGAATTCTACAGGGTCAGGGTGCCAGGGGTCAACCCTCCCACTCATCCGATGGGGTCAGTGCCCATACCAGCGATTCCAGCTGGCAGGCGTAGATGCACTCCTGCCCGTTATGGCGGACCTTCCAGGTCTGAGCGCCCGTGATGCAAGGGATGCGTTCGATCCGCTCCACCCCGTAGGGGGCAAGCATCACCATCGCTTCGGAGATCAGCATAGGAGGGGGGGGGGGTGTGAACTGAGAGTATTGTAGCACGGATGGGGCAGGGTCAGCGCCCGTCCGTGTAGGATCCGAGGATGTGCCCGTTGCGGCGCACCTCAGCATAACCATAGTCCTCTGAGAGCATCAGGCACAGATCCCATGCCTTTGCCTCATCATGGGTGCTCTCATTCTCAAAGGGGGCAGAGGGGACGTGAACTTCGTATCGCATTGTGGTTGTCTGAACTGAGGTCATTGTAGAGGCAAAGGGGAGGGGGCAAACCCTCCGCTGTGCCACTATCAGAATTGGATTTCTTCCAGAGTCGGATCGGCGGCATTCAGTTCAGGTTCAGCAGGGCTGGCAATAGTCTCCAGAATTTGAAGAATTTGCTCACCATTGTTACCAGAACGAAGCAGTGAAATTGCAAGATCGCGGGACATATGAATTCAGGGATTGTAGGATTGTTGGAGTGCCATCACCTCCCCCGTTCGGATGGCGTGTGGGCAGTCTTTAGGGCGCTGCCGTTCCCATCACTCAGGGTGCCAAATGTGCAGGAGATCCACAGGAGCGATAGAAGGCAATCATTCGCTCCGCTTCTTCCAACGTGCGGAAGAATTGTGATCGCCACTCACACTGATTGTAGGGTGTCTGATAGCGAATTTCGTAGCGCATCATTGAAGTTCAGTGAGTTGATTGAACTGAAAGTATTATAGGGCAGT